GACCTGATGGGCGAATTTGCGTCTGTTGGGCGCCGTGAAAGCCATCCTGGGCAGGAAAGCGATGAAACCCGCTCCAGTCTGATAGCGGAATCCACGCTGGCGGTACGGCGTATCAAAGGGCTGAAACGCATCACGGTGGCCATGATATGAGCCAGCTTACCGAATTAACGGATTTTCTCATTGCGAACATGCCCAGACGGGCAATGCAGGGATTTGACAGCCAGATGGATGAAATCGCATTCATCCCGGCACAGCGTGACACCGGGCTGGGGCAGTATCGCATTGCCATCATTCGTTATAACGCCGTGCTGACGTGGGAGCGTTATCCCTACCGTGAGTACGATCCCAAAATTCTGATGGCGTTATTTATGTCGTGGCTTTGTCAGGATGAGCGGGCGCTCTTTGAGGAAACCGGCATTGATGCCGAATTACCTGAATTTGATATCGAAACCATCGACCAGGAAACCGCCATTATGGTGGTGACGCTGCCAATGGTGGAGGAACTGAATCTGATCCCCGATCCCAAAGGTCAGATCCCGTTTGATGGCCAGCGCTGGAAGCTGGCAAACCCCGAAGTCTGGACGGCGGATGAGGTGACGGTGATCCCCGTCAATGAGGGGGATGGATGATAAATGGCGAACTGAACCAGGAACAGTTCCGCCAGCTACAGGAGGCGCTGAAAAAGCTGGATTTGCCTCCTGCCAGACGTCGCCGGCTGTTGTGGCGCATGGCGAAATACGGCGTGGAAGCCGCAGCAAAGCGCAATGTGCGCAACCAGCAGTCACCGGAGGGGGATAAGTGGCAGGGGAGACAGACCCGGCGTAAAGGCAAGATGTTGCGCAATATGCCGAAACTTATCCGCATCCGTGAAATGCCGGAAACGGATTCCGTCAGGTTGTATCTGGCTGGTGGCCATTACCGGAATGCGAAGGGAAATCTGCCTGCCGGCGTGGTGGGTTATGTCCAGCAGAATGGCATGAGCGTAACCGTCAACCGCAGGCAGGTGGAAGGCCGTGAGCAGGGGGATAAACCTGCATCACTGCGACAGGCGAAACGTCTGCGTAAGGCCGGGTATAAAGTCAGGCGCGGCAAGCGCTGGCGTAAGCCCGGTTATAAGGAAATACAGGAAAAAATGACCGCCAGACAGGCAGGTTTGCTTATCCGGATACTGGAGGACAAACCGGTCAAAACATCCTGGCAGATTGATTTACCTGCCAGGGCGTTTCTGGGGATAGGTCAGGATGATTTTAACAGATCGCTGGCACGACAGCTTCAGGCTATCGGGTTCGGCTGGGATGTTAACGCGCAGGATATCAGGGGGAGAGCATGACCTGGCCAATCGTAACCGTTAACCAGGTAAACCAGTTACTGGGTGAAACCAAAGAGGTGGAACGCACGTTGCTGTTTATCGGTACGGGTACCAAAAATGTGGGAAAAACTCTGGCTGTTAATGCACAGAGTGACTTTAACGCGCTACTGGGTGAGGGAAACAGTCCGTTAAAAAGTGATGTACTGGCTGCACTGGCGAACGCCGGGCAGAACTGGTGGGGGTTCATCCATGTGCTGGCCGCTGACAGTGAGTCAGGGGCGTGGGTTGATGCCGTCAAAGCTGCACAGGTTTCCTGTTCGGTGGAAGGTGTGGTGCTGTCGGATGATGTGGCTGCAAAAGAGCAGATTAACCAGGCGGCAACGTTGCGATCCGAACTGATTGCAAAATACGGTCGCTGGGTGTGGTTCATTCTGGCCGTACAGGGTATGCAGGAGGATGAATCACAGGCGGATTATCTGAAACGTCTGTCCACCCTTCAGCAGGGTATTGCTGAAAAAGCGGTGCAGCTGGTTCCGCGTCTCTGGGGGAATGAACCGGGTGTTCTGGCCGGTCGCCTCTGTAATCGCGCTGTTACCATCGCTGACAGTCCGGCGCGGGTAAAAACCGGGCCGTTACTGAATCTGGGCAGCGATGAACTGCCGAAAGATGGGGCAGGGGCAACGCTGGGGCTGGCTACCCTTCAGGCGCTGGAGGCACAGCGCTACAGCGTGCCGATGTGGTATCCGGACTATGACGGCTTTTACTGGGCTGACGGTCGCACGCTGGATGTGGAAGGAGGTGATTATCAGTCCATTGAGACGCTGCGTATTGTGGACAAGGCCGCCCGTCGTGTCCGTCTGCTGGCTATCGGTAAGATTGCCGATCGCTCCCTGAACAGTACACCGGGAAGCATTGCCGCACACCAGACGCTGTTTGCCCGTCCGCTGCGTGAAATGTCCACGGCGGCCAGCATTAACGGTGTGTCATTTCCGGGCGAAGTGAAGCCACCGCAGGACGGTGACGTGACCATTGTCTGGAAGAACAAAAAGGCGGTGGATATCTACATTGTGGTGCGTACGTATGAAGTACCACTGCAAATCACCATCAGTCTGTTACTGGATGCGAGTCTGGAGGCCAGCGCATGACCAAACGTATTTCAGGGATGTCCTTTGACGTCTACGTGGACGGCGACCTGATCCACATTGAAAAAATTTCGCTGGATATCACCGACAACAGCGCCGCAGCTCAGACACGCGGTGTACCTGACGGCTATGTCGACGGCGATGTGGCCGCAGAGGGTGAAATTGAAGTCAGTTCAAAAGTGCTTCAGGTACTGACGGCCAAAGCCCGTTCAGCCGGTTCATGGCGGGGCATTCCCCCTGTGGACTTCCTTTTTTACGCCAAAGCCGGCAGCGAAGAAATGAAGGTGGAAACCTTCGGTAATAAGCTCCAGCTCAATAGTGTACTGGATGTTGATCCGAAGGGCAGCAGCGTGTCCACCCATAAAATTAAATACTTCGTGACCAGTCCGAAGTTCGTCAACATCAACGGCGTTCCGTATCTGGAAGCGGAGGCCACGGAAAACCTGATTGGATAAGGGGCAGCAGGGATGCAGGACTATGAAAAGGGATTTATTGCCCTTGTGGTTATGGGGGGGCTGATTGCACTGGGGAAACTACTTAACAGTGACGAGCCGATTACCCTTCGTCTGGTGGCCGGCCGTGTCATTGTCGGGGCCGGGTTATCTGTTATTGCCGGCGTTGCTCTTTACTTTGTACCAAATATTCATCCGCTGGCATTGCTGGGATTTGGTTCTGGTCTGGGGATTCTGGGACAAAACGTGGTGGAAGCATGGTTACGTAAACGTGGATTTGCCGGAATTTTGGGCAAGGGGGTGACAAAGTGACACTGAGCGAAAAACAACAGTTGTTTACCATTATGGTGGCAAATCTGATCCACTGGGCAGAAGAACACGGCTACCGGCTGACGTTCGGGGAGGCTTACCGCACGCCGGAACAGGCGGCGCTGAACGCTAAAAAGGGTAGCGGTATTACCAACAGTCTGCATACCCGGCGTCTGGCGGTGGATTTTAACCTGTTTGTTAACGGCCAGTACCAGACCCGCACAGAGGATTACCTGCCGCTGGGCGAATACTGGGAGTCACTGGGCGGCAGCTGGGGCGGGCGCTTCAAATCCAGGCCGGACGGCAATCATTTCAGTCTGGAACATGACGGGGTTCGCTGATGGATCGTGTGGTAGCGGGCTGGCTTGTGACGGTTGTTCTGGCCTTCTGGGCAGGCTGGAAGGCGGCTAACTGGCAGCGTGACAGTATCGATCTGGCCATCAGCCGGTCAGCCAGCGCTACCGGGGAAACGCTGGCGAGCGTGGCCAGTGAATCCGGGCGAAAACTGGAAGAACAACTGGAGGCTTTGAAAAATGCGCCGCCGCGTGAAATTCGTACGGAGGTGGTTAAACCGGTGTTTACTAACGTGTGCCTGTCTGATGACTTTGTCCGCATGTACAACGACGCCGTCACCAGTACCGAACGTACGTTATCAGGAAAACCTGAAAACTAAATGTGCCACGCAGCTGCCGCGCCTGAATGGCACGCAGGGAAAAGATGCGGCGGAATTACTGACACTTTATCTGGAGTTATACGGGCAGTGTGCTGCACGTCATAACACGCTGGTTGATGAAATTAATTTAAGAGAGAATATTATTTATGGAAAAAATTAATCTGGTTGTATGTAAGAAAGAAATTACGTTTGAACCAAATCAGACGGCTTATAATAAATTCATCAATGAAATGGCGATGGATAATAAAGTGGCTCCAGCCCATAGTTATCTTATGCGTATTGTTGTACCAGAGTGTAAAGAAGCGCTGGAAGATATTCTGAAACGTCCGGGGGCAGCGCTTCAACTTGCAGGGAAAATCAATGAACTTTATGCGCCAGAACTGGAAATTGAAGTAAAAAACTGACAAAGCGAGTCCGGTCAATCGAACAGAACGGACTCGAACAATATCTGATTTTACGGCGTCATTATTTACCGCACGGTCAGGATTCCGTGGATGATATTTCCGCCGCTATCTGGCTGGATAATCGCCACTGGGAAAATACGCGCATAGCGGTTGCTAACGGAATAAGCACCGCATTTAAAGGTTCAGGATGAAACAGTTAGATTTTACATTAAGCCTGATTGATAAACTGACGCGCCCGTTAAAGCAGGTGCAGAGCAGTGTCACAGGCTTTGCGGAAAAATCGAAAGCGGCCTTTACGCAGATTGGGGGCGGTGCGCTGGCTTTAGCCGGCACAGGGATGGCCATCAAAGGGGCGTTATCGCCGGCTATTGAGATGTATGACGCACTGAATGACGCTGCGGCAAAAGGGATTGATGATCAGGCTTTAAAGGCTGTCCAGCGTGATGCGCTGCGGTTCAGTATGACCTACGGTGCCAGCGCGGTGGAGTTTGTTAAGTCCACAGAAAATATTAATGCCTCCATTGCCGGCCTCGCCGGTAATGAGCTGCCGAAAGTGACAAAAGTTGCTAATACCCTGGCATTTGCCCTGAGATCCACATCTGCCGAAACGGCGGAATTTATGGGGCAGATGTTCGGTAACTTTTCCGCTGATGCGGAGCGTCTGGGCAAGGTTCAGTTCGCTGAGCAGCTGGCCGGAAAAATGGTGTATATGCGCAAGGTCTTCGGTACCGAAATGGGCACTATCAAAGACCTGATGGAAGGGGCGCGGGGCGTTGGTACCAACTACGGCGTCGGACTGGATGAACAGCTGGCCGTACTGGGGCAGCTTAACCGCACGCTGGGAACGGAAGCCAGCAGCGCTTACGAAGGCTTCATGACCGGAGCCATTGAGGGCGGTAAAAAGCTGGGGCTGTCCTTTACGGATGCCACCGGCAAAATGCTGTCCATGCCTGAAATGCTGATCAAGTTACAGGGCAAGTATGGCAAAAGTCTGGAAGGGAACCTGAAAGCACAGGCGGAGCTGGATGCGGCATTTGGTGACAGTTCGGCGGTGGTGAAACACCTGTACGGCAATGTGGCCTTACTGCAACGTAACATCACTGAGCTGGGCGGTTCTGACGGGCTGAAGCGTACACAGGAGATGGCCGGCAAACTGGTGAAACCGTGGGATCGCTTTGTACAGATCCTTAAGTCTGTTCAGACCGTCATTGGACTGACGTTGATCCCCGTTCTGTATCCGGTGCTGAACCGCCTGGCTGATATGGGACAGACCTTTGCCCGCTGGATGCAGTTGTTTCCCAACATTGCGCGTGTTATCGGTTATGCGGCTATGGCGTTGTTGGGGTTTGCTGCTGCCGGCGCAATAGCTAACATCGTTCTGGGCGTCTCAAAACTTATTAAGCTGGGTGCGATTGCTCTCTGGAAGACACTGACTTCAGTCACGAAGATATACACCGCCACCGTCTGGATTGCCTCAAAAGCTGTAGCGGCATGGAATCTGACGCTTAAATTTCTGCGTGGTACGCTTCTTGCGGTTCGTATGGCGGCAATTATGGCCGGAATTGGCATAAATCTGATGAGCTGGCCGGTTCTGCTGGTTATTGGTGCGATTGGCCTGCTGGCAGCAGGGTGTTATCTGCTGATTAAACACTGGGACGATGTACAGGCGGCGGTGATGAATACGGCAGCGTTTACCGCTGTGGCTGGCGTTGTCGAATGGCTTGCCGGTGTGTTCTCGACGGCATGGCAATGGATTAAGGACGGCTGGAACGGCTTTATTAATCTGCTGACGGGATTTTCACCTTCACAGGCATTAAGCGGGATGGCCGGTGGTATTGTATCCATGTTTGATAATATCTGGCAGTCCGTTAAAGGTAGCTTCCTGAAATCATGGAACTGGATTGTAGAAAAGTTGAATAAAATACCCGGTGTCAATATTTCGCTGGCTAACGAGTCACCTCCGGCACTGACAACAAATACGCTTTCTACTGGTGGAGAATTAAAAGGAATTGATAAAGGTGGTATTAGTAAATCTGTTAGTAATAACTCAAGGGTTGTGACGGATAACAGTCGGAAAATTAATACTGTCAATATCTATCCAAAAGAAATGATAACGCCGGGGCAGTTAATGGAGTTTCAGGAGCTGGGCGTATGAATGAAATCCTGTATGTTGATTTATTAATTCAGGGAAATGACTTTGTCCTGAATACCGGTAATGAACCTGAATTATGTAATAACCGTAAAAGTATCGGGCAGGACATTATTCATTCCATTATTGAAAGCGGTCTGGCGACGGAATTAATTGCCGAGAGAAGCCCGACCATGCGGGCAGATATTTTTACCCGTATGGAATTACTGATTGAGGATGATGAACGTATCGTTCCGGGAACAGTGGAAATCGGTGAAGAAAGCCGGACACGGTTGTGGATCACGGCCAGCACTTATGACTTCGGCGGAATATCGGTACAGGTGGATTTATGACGGAAAAGCCACAGGTTGACTTTGAAGAGGTGGTGAAAGCCAGCGGTATGCCGGTGACGGAAGAAGAGATTCGCGATCGCTTTAATGCCATTGCGACGGAGGAGGGAATTATCACGAATACCTCCCGTATGTCTCCGTTCTGGCGACTGGTCACGGCCATTGTAACCGCGCCGGTGATGTGGCTGAAGGAGGTTTTGGTCTCCACCGTACTGGCCAATATGTTTGTGGCCACGGCCAGTGGAAGCATGTTACGGCTGCTGGCATGGGCGGTGAATATCACGCCGAAGCCCGCCAGCGCTGCACAGGGCGTTATCCGTTTTTACAAGGAAGACGCCAGCGCCGTGGTGACGGTGAAGGCCGGAACGGTGATACAGACAGAACGTATTAACGGCAGGGTGTATGAACTGGCCATCACGGAAGATGTGGTGATTGCCTCCGGTACCGCCAGCGCACTGCTGCCGGTAAAGGCAACGGGAACGGGCGGCGCATATAACCTTGCGCCGGGATATTACCGCATTCTGCCGGTGGCCGTGGACGGCATCAGCCATGTGGCCAGTGAAGAAAACTGGCTGACCGTACCGGGCGCGGATGAGGAAAGCGATGATGAACTGCGTGAGCGTTGCCGTAACCAGTTTAACCTGGTGGGCAACTACCATACGGACGCGGTATACCGGTCGATGATAGCCGGTGTTGCCGGACTGAGCATTGACCGGATTTTCTTTGAGCACGAAGCACCGAGGGGGCCGGGGACAGCCAACGCCTATTTATTGCTGGACAGCGGCGTGGCTTCTGCGCCGTTTGTGGATGCCGTGAATGACTATATCAACACGCAGGGGCATCACGGCCACGGGGACGATATGCAGTGTTATGCCATGCCGGAAACCCTGCACGATCTGGCGGTCACTGTCTGGGTCAGGAACCTGAACAACATCAGTGATGATGAACAGAAGCGCCTGAAGGACGGTATTGAAAACCTGATCCGGTGCGCCTTCCGGGAAAATACGGACTATGACGTCAGAAGGACGTGGCCGTATTCACGGTTCTCCTTCTCGCAGCTGGGGCGCGAAATCCATAAAAATTTTCCGGTAACAGAATCGCTGAATTTTTCGCTGGATGACATTGCCAGTGAGCTGAATGTGCCGCGCCTGAAATCGCTTGTGGTGAGTATTGAGAATGAATGAGTTCATGAAAAAACTGGCCGGAATGGTACTTCCCTCCTGGATGGACAGGGGCGAGCCGCGAAAACTGCTGCAAACGGCGCGTCGGTTCTGGGCGGAAGTGTACGGCTGGGTGACGTGGCCACTGAACCAGTTTGATCCGCTGACCTGTACACCGGCGTTACTTAACCTGCTGGCGTATGACCGGGACATTTCCCGCTTTGACGGGGAGCCGCTGGAACTGTTCCGCAGGCGTGTGGCGTATGCCTTCGTGAATGCGCGTGACGCCGGTTCTGTTGAGGGATTTATCAGTATCTTTGAGCGGCTGGGGATCGGGTACGTTGAACTGATGGAGCGCCAGCCGGGAATTGACTGGGATGTGATTCAGGTTCGCGTCACGGACAGCCAGATTGCGACTAACACGCAGCTGATGATCCAGATTATCCGGCAGTACGGGCGGACATGCCGCCGTTACCAGTTTGAAGTGATCACGTCCGAACGGCTGACTATCCGGGCGGGATGGGATCAGGGGGAATATGTGGTTTATCCGGCAGCACTGAGCGGTACGGAAACCAGCAGCGCAACGTACAGCGCAGGGTTATAAGGGGATTATATGTCACAGACAACAATCACACTGGCATTTGAACAGTGGAAAGCGCAACAGGGCACCACGGGGGAGCCTGTTCTGCTGGATGAATTTGTGTTCGCTAATGTGCCGGCACTTGACCCGGATCAGCCGGTTGACCGCAATGAAACCCTGCCACCGGCTGAACAGATTGTTCACCGGCAGGCCGTCAGCCGTAAGGGCGTGGTGAATGACAACGCTGTGGTGCATTCCGTCGTACTGGGGGCTGATGTGGGGGATTTTTCCTTTAACTGGATTGGTCTGATTAATAAGGCCAGCGGTACGCTGGCAATGATTGTTCATGCGCCATTACAGCAAAAACTTAAAACAGCTGAAGGGCAACAGGGGAACGTGCTTACACGCTCGTTTCTGATGGAATATAACGGCGCACAGGCTGAAACCGGAATTAATACGCCTGCTGAGACCTGGCAGATTGACTTTACCGCGCGTATGGCCGGAATGGACGAGCGCCAGCGCCTGGAAAATATCGACATCTTCGGGGCGGCGGCGTTTTTTGGGGACGGCTATCTGGTCGGGAAAAGCGGGAATCAGTTTTATGTGACCAAAGGTACCGGCTATGTGGCAGGTCTGCGCACAACGCTTGCAGAAAACCTGAATATTACCGTGACAACCAGGCCAGTCAAAGTCTGGCTGGATGTATGCTGGACAGGAACGCTTACCAGCGTGTGGGGTGTGCAGTCCCGTATTACGGTTGCTGACAACCTGGCGGATTATGTGCAGAACGGCGTACAGCATTATGTGTTTGCGGTGGCGGGTATTGATGAAAACGGCAATATTACGGATTTACGCCCGAAAGGGACACTGAATGAGCAGCAGGCCAGCGATGCGCTGAGAAAACATGAGCAATCCCGTAATCATCCGGACGCCACTACCAGCGCGAAGGGGTTCACTCAGTTAAGCAGCGCGACAGACAGCACCAGTGAAGAACAGGCCGCTACGCCGAAAGCAGTCAAGATTGCTATGGATAATGCCGCAGCACGACTAGCGAAAGACAGGAACGGATCGGATATTCCTGATAAACCTCTGTTTGTTCAAAATATTGGACTGGGAAATGTGCTTTTCAAAGGTGATGGCAGGTTCCTCGCGGGAACATTTGTCAGTGACGCAATTGACCGAACATCAATTGGTGCCAGGGCGGCTACAGGCTGTCAGTTTATGCGCGCACATCAGGCACCTGATGCGCCAGACCTGGTAAGTTTCTGGCAAATTATTACCCTTAGCGAGGTGGTAAGTCCGACCACTGTTGTGGATGTTCTTGCAGTCAGTGGCAATAACGTATTGTTTGGTCACGGTACAGGAGCAGGTATTACCTCATGGCGTCATGTGGCGATGCTGGAGGGGGGCGCCTTTACGGGGGGGATTTCTGCTCCAAATATGCGTGGCGATACCCTGGTTACGGTTGGGGATGGCACTGGTGGGATGGCTAAAGGTGACGTTGATGGTGCAGGTTTTAATGGTAACAATCTGAACATTAAGTCATGGAATGGTATTGGATTTCAGAACTCAGAAGACCTGGCTATCCGGGCATATATCAGCACCCGACTCGGTGTTATCGCAGCTGCTGAAAATTTGCAGGCCGGAAATGCGATATTCAACAAAAACGGCGATGTTTACGGCGATATATGGGGCACAGGCAGCGGGCCTGGCTGGTTGAGTGCGTATATTGCAGGCAGACCGTTACGACAATACATCACCATGGTCGGTGTGTACCAGAACGACAAAACAAAGCCATTTATGCTTCATGATGATGGTTCTGGTGTATTCCTTGCTACAACTGACATGCTAAGTGGGTATGTTCAGTCAATTCGATTCGGTGCCGTTGAGCATGGAAACTTATATCGTTCGCCCGGATTTGCAGACCAGTTAGGTTACGTCATTACAGGTGTTGAGAATGGAGACTCGAACGATACACCAGACCGGATCCAACGACGCTTGTTACAGCTTAAAGTGAATGGTCAGTGGTATACGGTAGGGACATAAAAATGAGACATTTTAAAAAATTCACTAAAACAACGGAATTAACCCCTGTTCAGCAGGAGTTATCAGAGAACTGCAGCGTTCAGTTTATCCACGATGAATCAGGTGTTGACTGGTATGTGCTACAGAAATTATTTCAGCCAGACACACTGAAAATACAGTATGACAAAACAGGTCTGATTATTGCTGCGGATAAAGATGCAACAAAGTTATTTCCGCTGAATTGCTCTGTTGTGGAACTCGCTGATACTGATATTCCTGATGGTTTCCAGGCTGGTAATTTTACCTATAGCAACGGCGTTATCGCACCTGTTCAGGTTGATTATGTTGCTTTAGCGACAGCAGAACGCGACCGGCGCATGGCGTCGGTCACGTCAAAAATCAATCAGCTTATGGAAGCGCAGGATGATAGTGATATTACTGATGCCGAGCTGGTCGAACTTTCCGATTTACGTGAAGTGCGTACAAAATTGCGCCGTCTGGATCTGACTGGTGCGCCAGATATTGACTGGCCGGAGGTACCGGATGTGGCGTGAAGCGCGTCTGGCTTTTACGGATTCTCTGGCTGCGCTGGATTGTTCTGTCGTTCCGGCGCATCCGTGGATTCACGGTCTGGGGCAGCAGACAGATAACGGGGCATACCTGAGTCCGGTCAATGCAATCCATTATCTGGCGGAAAGGCTGGCCGGAACGGGAGGCAATACCGATGTGGTGATCATGATGGTAACGGGACAGACCCATGAAAACTTCATGAAGGGGCTTAACAGCCTGGTGGATGTTTTCCCCGCGCCCGCATTCACCCAGGTTAGACGTCTGGCTGAGTCTGCGGCGACACTGGCTACTGAGAAAATGCAGATCCCCGCGAAAGCCGGGGCAGGACTGCCGGTTGCCATTCCGCTGTCCGTTCCGACCAGCAGGGCAGCGTTATCCGCTGCCGCTATCAGTGAGGCGCAGAAAGCGGCTGGCGCCGGATTCAGCCTGGAAGGGCTGAAACAACAGCTGGGGGAATTTACGCAACTGCGTGACAACCTGATTAACGATGTGGCCAGCGGCCTCGCTGATTTACAGGGGAAAAGCGCCAGGGCATGGGTATTTACGGCCAGTGGCGACACCGCCGCCACCCTTCTGGCGCTGGTAAAGGACATTCCGCAGCCTTCAGCCGTTTATACTGCGGCAATCATGCTGGCCGGAAAAAATCTTGATGGAATAAGGGGCATGATTCATGACGTCGATCCCGACACTGGCGCTTAATGGTGAGGCCATACTGCTGAAAAACATGCGCGTGACCGTTTCCCAGCAGTTTCAGGATAAAGACCAGTCCGGTCAGACCAGCGCGACCACCAAATCAGAGCAGGGGGCAAAGGGCAAAGAGCTGCGTATCAGCGGCGAAATACCCTTTAAAAACCCGGAGATCCTGAAGCGTATTTTTGAACTGGCCAGCGCCACCGATGCAGACGGGAAACGCATGAAATACCGCGTTGCGCATGAGGTGGCCAGAGCGGTGAATTTTCGTGAGGCCACCTTCAGCGGAATGCTGGATGCGCCGCAGCAGGACGGAAAAATGGCCTGGCTGGTCACGTTCACCCTGGCGGAACATGTCAGCGTGCAGGAGAAGCGGGAAGCCAGGGCAACCGGTAAAACAACGGCAAAAAAACAGACGGCCAGCAGTACGGGACAATCCGCTGGTCAGAATGCCGGAGAGGATGAAGAAAAACTGACGTGGTTTGAACGCAGGGTGCTGAAGCCCGTCAATGACGCTTTGGGTTAATGATGAAACCAGTAAAACGCCTTTACCTTTCAACGGATGAAATACACCTGGCTGACGCCAGTCTGGTGCTGGAGCTGAACAGCTGCGGACGTGGCTTTATTACGGCACAGACGACCACAGACTACACCGGCAAACTGGTACGGCTGGATGTGGGGTATTCCGGTTTACTTCTGCGCTGGTTTACCGGCTATGTGGAGCGCTCACAGCCTGCCGAAAACGGTTATCAGCGTCTGTTTGTCCGCGAGCTGGCTGGCGTGTTTGAGCGGATGTGGCCATGCTCATTTCAGCATCCCACACTGCGCGATGTGGCCGGATGGCTGGAGGAAAACAGCGGGATCAGCATTGCGGTACCGGATGTGCCGTACAGTGATAAACCGATCCCCCATTTCACCCATAACGGGACGGGATACCAGCTGCTGAATAACCTGGGCAGGGCATTCAGTATCACGGATTACATCTGGTATCCATTGCCGGATGGTTCGCTGTATGTCGGCGGCGCAGAAAAGGCGCTGTTTGCCGGACGCCCGGTAGAAATCCCGGCAGAGTTCAGCCAGGGAACGGCGGGCGGTAATTCCATGACATTGCCGGTGATCCAGAGTCTTCGTCCGGGCGTGGACGTGAACGGGGAACGCGTGACCAAAGTTCATCTGGCGAATGACACAATGACCATCACGTGGACACCACGGAACCGCGCCACAGGTCAGCCATTGCAGAAAACACCGGCGCAGCGTCAGATAGAAAGCCATTACCCGGAACTGGCTTCAGGTCTTCACCTGCCCAAACTGGCCAGGGTGGTGGCACCCAGCGAGGCCGTAAAAAGCGGTAATTTTGCCGACCCGTTCCGGCCACGGTACGCTGTTGACGTGCAGCTGCTTGACGCGGACGGCAACCCGGACAACCAGACGCCGGTATATTCCGCCGTACCGCTGCCAGTGCCAATGGCCGGTAACGATTCGGGAATGTTCCAGTTTCCACCGGAAGGAACGCTGGTAGAAGTGGCGTTTACGGGCGGCAGACCGGACAAGCCCTTTATCAGGCAGACGCTGCCGGATGGCACCAGTCTGCCGGACATTAAGCCCGGCGAACAGCTGCAACAGCAGCGAGCGGAAGTCTCGCAACGCGTGACACAGGCAGGAGACTGGGTACGCCAGACGGATCAGACCATCAGTGAAACATCGATGGCGCGGACGGTGAAAGCCGACACGGAACGACGAGAACTGGTCAGCCGTGAAACCACGGTGAAAGCCACGGATAAAATCACAGTACTGGGTACCGCCACGCTGATGGCCGGAGCCATACAGCAGGTCAGTGCTGGCGACTTCAGCCAGGCGGTAAAAGGAAACCGGCTGGCCAGTATTACAGGAAATGAAGAAACCGAAATCGCCGGGCAGCTGTCCACGAAAGTGGCCGGCGCCATGAATGTTGATGTGGGGGGAACCCTGACAGAAAAGATTGCCGCATTACGTAAATCTGTGGCGGCGGGCGGTCAGCAGATTATGGGGCCAACCGTGCATATCGGTAGCGAGGGCGTAAATACGCTAACTATGATGCTGGACACCATTGATTTACTGGCAGAGCTGGCGCAGCAGTGCGCGAGCCATTCGCACCCCAGTGTCGGTACGCCGACGAACGCGGGCGCATTTAACCAGACGGCAGCGAAGGCCGGACAGACCCGGAGCAAGTACCAGAACATCATCGCCTGATTCTCTCTTTTCAGCCCGCATAATGCGGGCTTTTTTATCCCCACTTTCAGACCGTATCAGACGCATTTTTAGCGTCGTTAATATCTGCCCCCGTTCATCCATTACCTCATTTGTTTCAGTGGCACAGCAAGCCGCTGCGGCTGTCTGTTGGCGACGAAATAACGGCGGAAGTGACGAAAACGGCGCTACACCGCACCCGCCTGCGGTTTTCGTGTTGAGAATGATTTCAGTTTTTCCGGTGGTACAAAACACATCGCCAGACCGTGCCAATGCTGGAGGTTTGACGGCCGATCGCTAACTGAAATGTGTGAAACAGATTTCAAAGATTACAGTTTTTGTGCGATTACCGGCCGTGGGTGAAAAATGCCGGTGCCGGACTTCATGCGGGATTAACAGCGATTACGTGACTTTTTACGTAACAACCGCATCGGAATCACGTAAGGGCGGGGAAGTGCCCAGACCTTATATGACGCGCTCTGGCGCGGAATGGCAGTGAAATGCGGAACTGAAATACTTTGCACAGCCTGAACCATCGCCATACCTGCAATAACGTACACGCTCCAGTGCTCAAATCACTAACAGATAGATATACAAAACTACCAACAAATCAGGGGGATTTCTGACCAATCTGGGCATTTTCAAAATTTGATGGGGGGCATCGGAAAACCGTCACAAACGTCACAAGATTTAAAAGTATTATCTATCTATATGATATTTAATAATAAATAAGCATATTTAAAACCATCACAAGAGCATCACAGAAGCATCACAGTGTGACGGTATTAAAACATCACAACTCTGTTTTATAACTCATTGAATTTATTGAGTGTGATGGTTTGCGTTACGTTTTGTGATGGTTTTACCGTCACAACATTTATTGTTTAGAATCATTATGATAGGGTTTCTTTTTGTAAGGTGTGATGGTTGTGACGGTTTTCCGAGGGAGCTTCCAATATTATGTTATGCGATGTTTTTATTCTTTAACGGGGATTTAATATCTTGGTAAGAGAGAAAATGATGTAAGTTCTGTTAATATTTATACTGGCTACAAATATAGTATCCATATGGTATTAATAGTATGGTTATAATTTTTTATGATTAAAACTAAGGGACTAAAATGAAATTATCTCCAGCAGAATTAAAGTTAGAAAAGGATAAGGTGCAGGATAATAAATTCAATCAATATGTTAAACGTATAACACTAAAAAATGTCAGGGGATTTGATGAGGAAATTGTAGAGTTTAAAACCCCCGTAACTGCGCTTATTGGTACCAATGGCGGCGGGAAGTCGACGATATTAGGTGCTGTAGCCCTCGCTTATAAAAATGTTAAGCCAAGTAAATTTTTCCCTAAATCATTTTATGGCGACGATTCAATGAGTGATTGGGAGATTGGTTTTGAATTGATTGATAAGCCTATTTCAAAAGATAAAAACATTAACAGAACTGCAAAGTTCAAACAGATGAAATGGCGTAGAGATAGTTTTCCGGAGCGAAATGTTGTATATGTAGAAATACAACGAACAGTCCCTGCTGGTGAGCTAACTAAATTCAATAAGTTTTTATCTGGTGATTCAATTCAATTTGAAGTGAAAAACCTTAATCCTGATACAATAAAATATTGCACTGCAGTTTTGGATAAAAAAATAGAAGATTATAAATGTGTAATAAATAAGAATGATCCAACTTCTAGAATGTTTGTAGGCAAGGCGTTGAATGGTTCTGGTTATTCTCAGTTCCATTTTGGTGCAGGTGAAGCCTCAATAATAGATACTATTGATAGAATTGAAAATGCTACCGATAATTCTCTTATCTTGGTTGAAGAAATTGAGAATGGGTTGCATCCTGTCGCGGTAAGATTGTTTGTTAATTATTTGACAAATGTCGCGAAGCGAAAAAAAACTGCAGATAATATTTACAACACATTCACAGGATGCAGTGAATGA